TAATAGAGAAGCAACCAGAGGTAAGTACTGATTTTGAAGTATGGGAAGATAATTGGGAAATTGTTATGATGTTTTTAAGAATACAAACACAATGGAATATGTCCTTTGGAGGTATAGTAGGATTAAAATATGAAGTTTTATTGCTTGCTGGAGGTCTGTTTGACCTTTACAATGTAGAAAACAGACAAGAAATGTTAGAGGGCTTACAACTTATGGAATCTGTAGCTCTTGGTGAGTTTAATAAGGAGAAGAAATAGTGGCTGCAAAAAAAATATCACTTATTAAATTAAAAATTGATCTTGAAGGCTTAAAGGATTTTAAAGGTCTTACAAAACAACTTACAGATTTAAATACAAAACTTACACCAACAAGATCGAATTTAAAATCTCTTGCACAATCAATAAAAGAAGTAAGTAATATAACACCTAAAACTATAGGTCAGTTTAAACAAAAAGATAAAGTTCTTAAAAGACTGAGAGAAGAAGTAAATATAAATGGTCGTGCATTTAAAAGGCTTGGAAAAGAAATTGATGCAAATGCTGCAAAATTAAAATCATTTACGCAAATCCAACCAAAAGGAATGTTTGGTAAGATCCAAGCTGCATATAAACAAAGAGTAGGGGTTGGAGGTAGAGCAGCACTTGGTGCATTAGCAGGGACTGTAGGTGGACAACTTGGATCAACAGGACAACTTGGATTAGCTGGTGCTGCTGTTGGAGGCCCAGCAGGTGCTGTCGCAGGTGCTGCCATAGGTGCTGCTGTTGATACTGTTAAAGCAGCTAGTGCTGCTGCAAAATATGCTGCACAAATTGGTCGTTTAGAAATTGCTCTAAAAGGTGTTACAAAAACATCTGCGGAATTTAGTAAAGCACAAGGAATTATTGCAAGTGTTTCAAATGAATTGAATGTACCAATCGGTGCATCAACAAAACAATTTACTACTTTATCTGCATCTGTTATTGGTGCTGGTGGAAATGTTGATGATGCTGAAAAAGTTTTTAGAGGTGTTTCTGAGGCTATCAAGGCAACAGGTGGAGATGCTGAAGATGTGCAATCTGCGATTCGAGCGATGTCGCAAATCTTCGGTAAAGGTAAGGTGTCGGCCGAGGAGCTCCAGGGCCAACTGGGCGAGCGTCTTCCAGGAGCCGTGGTTAAATTTGCGGATGCTACAGGACGAACATTACCTGAGTTACAGAAAGACTTGAGAGATGGAACTGTGGGTCTTAATGATGTTATGAAGTTTGTTGTCAAATTAAGTGATGATCATAGAGAAGCAGCTTTAAAAATGGCTGATAGTGGTGCTGATGCAGGTCAAAAGTTAACTGTTGCAATGCAAAGATTACAATTACATCTTGGAAGAATTATGCAGCCTATAGGAGCTTTCTTCCAAAAATTAGCAACTGTTGTAATTAATTCTATTAATAGAATAATTGAGGGTATTGGAAGACTATTTGGTATTGGCACAGAAAATCAAAGAACTAAGTTAGAAAATAGAGTTAAGCAAAGTAGCGATGCTTATACTATTGCTATTAGGCAGGGATTGGACAAAAGTACTGACCCTAGAGATAAATTAAGATTTAGTAGAATTAAAGCAGCTAGAGATATAGCTATGAATAATATGCAAGATTTTTATGCTGCGAATCCAACTGAGACAAGTACTATTGAAAGTAAGTTTGATGATCCTGTATCAGAAGATAAAATGAATGAAAAACTTGAAAAACGTCAGTTACAGCTAGGAATAATATCTCAAGAAAAATTTGATGCTTTACAACTAGATAGAGAAGCAAGGGAGATTATGAAGGAAATGACGGAAATACATGGGGAGAATTTTAAAATGGATCTTGATGAAATCAAAGAAAAACTTAGGCAAAATAAAGAAGAAACATTTAATTTTAAAGAGGGTTTTAAGGCAGTAATTGATGCAGCAACAGATTTAGAAACAAATATTGGTCAACTAGCTGTGTCAACCGTTGATAAATTAGGAGATGCGTTTGCTGATTTCTTTGTAGAAGGTAAAAATGGTTTTGCTGATTTAGCTAGAAGTGCAATAAAAGAATTACAAAAAATTATTATTAAAGCAGCATTTATGAAATTTATTGCGAATCCTATACTTGGTTTCTTAAATCTTAATGCAGATGGTAATGCTATTGAAAACGGAGAAGTTGTACCAAGTGCTAAAGGTAATGTATTTGCTAAAAACAAAATTGTTCCTTATAAGATGGGGGGCATAGTTGATTCTCCCCATATTTTTCCCATGAAGAACGGAGCAGGAATTTTAGGAGAAGCTGGGCCAGAAGGAATACTTCCGTTGAAGCGTGGTAAAGATGGAAAACTTGGAGTTATATCTCAAGGTGGTGGTGTTAGTAATGTTACTGTGAATGTAGATGCTTCTGGTTCTTCTGTTGAGGGTGATACTAATGGTGCTGAACAATTGGGAGCAGCTATATCACAAGCTATACAAGCAGAGTTGCTTGAGCAAAAAAGACCGGGAGGTTTACTTTATAACTAATGGCACAAAATTTTCCTAATAATTCTGCTGGAAATCCTTTTCAAAATCCTGATTATGGTTTAACAAAGCAAAACAAACCAAATACTAAGATTGTAAAATTTGGCGATGGGTATGAGCATCGAGTTAGTTTTTCGTTGAATCAAAATCCAAAAACATTTAATTTAACATTTAAAAATATTAGTGAGGCTGATGCTGATATATTGACAGATTTTTTTGATGAAAGAGCAGTTGATGGCGATAGTATTAATTACACTGTACCAACAGAAAGTTCTGCTATGAAATTTGTCGTTGAGGGTGGATATACAAAAACAGTTAATTATGCAAATATAGCCACTGTAAAGGTTACATTTAGACAAGTGTTTGAACCGTAATGTCTGAATTAAATAAGAATCTTCAATCAATAAATCCAAATCCCATTATTGAGCTTTTTGAGATACAATTAAAAACTGATTTACATGGTGCAAATACAACTTATAGATTTCACAACAATACAAATATAACAACAGCACAAGGGAATATAAGTTGGAATAGTAATACATATTATTCAGCACCTATAGAAGCAACTGGATTTAAGTACGAGACTAAACAATTACCAAGACCAAAATTAAGTATTAGTAATTTATCTTTATTAGCTCCTTCAGTACCAATAGGAATTATGTCTTCAATATTGGTAGATGTAAATTCAACTACTGCTGGTAATGATTTGGCTGGGGCTACTGTTACAAGAATAAGAACGCTTGCGAAGTTTTTACCTAATAGTAATTTTACAGGAACAAATCCTTATGGTGATAATAATACTATTGGAGATTTCACACAGGAGTTTCCAAAAGAAATTTTTGAAATTGCACGAAAATCAGCCGAAACTAGAGATTTTGTGACTTTTGAGTTAGTTGCCTCAATAGATCAATTTGGGGTAAAACTTCCAAAACGACAATTTTTACCAGATGAATTTCCAGGTATTGGTGAATTTTTTAACTAATGTATTGGAAAGATAAAGTTGTAGAACACGCATTAGAAGAAAGTCCAAAAGAATGTTGTGGTTTATTAGTAAATGTAAAAGGTAAACTTGTTTATAAAGAATGTAAAAATTTAGCACATATAAAAACAGATCAATTTATTTTAGATCCACAAGATTATGCTGATATTGAGGATAAGTATGGAAATGAAGCTATAGAGGGCATAGTTCACTCTCACCCCAATTCAAGCCCTATAGCTAGTCCAGCAGATTTAGTATGTGCAGCAAGAACAAATAAACATTGGTATATAGTTAATCCACAAACAAATGAGTGGTATGACTTTTTCCCTAAAGAGTACAAACAAAGTCTTATAGGCAGACCTTGGACTTGGGATCATACTAATTGCTGGCAATTGGTAAGAGAATATTTCAACGCTGAGTTAGGAATAAAGTTAATGGATTTTCCAAAACCTGACACACCAGAAGAATTTTGCAAAAATCCTACATTTATAAATTATTTTGAAGAAGCTGGATTTATAGAAATAAGCAAAGATGTGCCATTACAAAAGTATGATTTATTGTTTATGAATTTAACAGGAGAAGAATTAAATCATTGCGGAGTTATTTGTGATGATTTTGGAAATGAGCTTTTACATCATATGCAAGGTAGACTATCATGTAAAGAGACTTATACAAGTTGGTTTCGTAAAATTACAGGGAGGATAGTACGTTATGACAACTTGCCTTCGTAAGCTAAAAATATATGGAGACTTGGCAGAACATATAGAAGCAAAAGAAATAGAGATAGACGTACCTACTGTTGCTAAAAGTATTCAATGTCTATTGGCATACTATCCAAAAGCAGAAAGTTATATGATGAACAGATATTATAGAGTTTTTGTTGATGAAAGACCCACTGAATTAGGAGAAATACATTACCCTGCTGGTAAAGGAGACATAAAAATAGTTCCTGTTATATCTGGAGAAGGTGGAAGAGGACTTGGATCTATTCTTTTTGGTGCTGCTCTAATTTTTGGAGGATTTATGTTTACTCCTCTAACCTTTGCAAATTTTGGGACTACAACTTTTTTTGCTGGTGCTGCTGGTTTTGGTAAAGCAGCAGTTGTTTTAGGTGGTGTTTTAATGCTTGGTGGTGTTTCACAAATGCTTACACCTACTCCTGAAACGCCAGAAGAAGACCCTGAAAATAGTTTTGCTTTTAACTCTCCTGTTAATACTTCTAGGGCAGGTTTGACTATACCTTTAATTTATGGAGAAAGACTTGTTGGTTCTGCTGTAATTTCAGCAGGTATCGTCACTGAAAGAGTTGTGGAGTAGTAAATGTCAGATAATAATTTAGATCAAATTGGAGGTAGTAAAGGCGGTAAAGGTGGTGGTAATCCTACGACAGCAAAAGATAATTTAGATAGTATTGCAAAAATTAAAATTTTAGATGCTTTAGGAGAGGGTGATATTGATGGTTTTGCAACACCAAGAAGTATAGGATTATCGCAAAGCGATACACTTTACAATACAGCACTACTTAAAGATATATTTTTTGATAATACCCCAGTTTTAGCAGAGACAGCTAGTGTCGCAAGTCCAATAGATGATGATTTTAATTTTGATGATATAACGATTAATCACAGAAGAGGTACAGGTACGCAATCAGTGTTACAAGGCTTTTCTGCAACTCAAAGTGAAATATCTGTAAATAAACCAGTTACAAAAGAAGGTGCTGATAAAGAACCAACTGAGCAAATAAATGATCCCTCTGATACTATTGATAGGATTAGATTTACAATAAACTTTCCAGCATTACAGAAATTTGAAAATGATGGAGATATTGTGGGAAGTAAAGCAGAGTATAAGTTTTTAATAAGCTATGACAATGCTGATTTTATTAATATGTCTATCGAGGAAACAGGAGAAGATAAAACTTTTAATACTACTGGTCGTAGTGGAGACTTATATCAAAGAAGTTATGGTTTTAGGTTGAGAGAGGCTGGATATACCAATAATATAAGAATAAGAATTGAAAGAATAACAGATGATGCGGGTACAAAAACACAAAACTCATTCACTTGGTTTTCCTACACAAAAATAAAGTTTGACAATAATCGATACCTAAATACTGCTTTAGTAGGTTTACAGACTACAGCAGAACAATTTAGTTCTATGCCTGTTAGAAATTACAGGGTTAGAGGATTAAGAACAAGAATACCTAACACTGGAACAGTAGCAACTGGTATAGGCAAAGTCGCAGGTAGAATTACATATTCTGGAACGTGGCCAGGTGCTGGTGCTAATGGGACTTCTAATTTCACAAATACATGGCATAGCGATCCAGCGTGGGTGCTTTGGGATCTTTTGACAGAGGAAAGATACGGATTAGGTATAGATCCCACTACATTAGATGAGTTTAGTTTTCTTGCAATTTCGCAGTATAACAATGAGCTTGTATCAGATAGAGTGCCAGAACCTACCGCTATTTCTGGAACTGGAACTTATGCTCAAGAATCATCGACTACGATTACAATTACTTCTACAAATCATGGGCTAGGAAATAACTTTTTTGTTAATCTAGATTTTACTTCGGGTGGGCAATCAGATGGAGGTGACGGTGAATATCAGATAACAAAAGTTAATGCTAATGCTTTTACAATTACAGTTGACACTAGCGGAACAAGCTCTGGTAACGTGAGTTTTAGTACAAATGATTTAAAATTTGGTACATGGACACAGACTGCTAATAAAACTTTTGTTGAGGTTACATCAATAGATGGAACTTTAGATGCAGATGGCAACCCCAATGAAATAAGTCATAATTTAAGTAGTAGAGATTTTTTGGTTTGTAAATTTAGAGGAGCAAACCCTAGACCTGCTGATGGTACATATAGAGTTAAAAAGACAGGAAGAAAAACTTTTCGATTATTAGATGTATCTTCTATAGCTTCTACTCAAACTGGTACTGTTTCATTTACAAGAGAAAACACTGAGGTTAGATTTGCTTTTAACGGTGTTATCAACAAAGAACATAGAGCCTTTGATTTAATAAATGCTGTATGTTCCTCAATGCGTGTTATGCCTTTTTGGAGTGCTGGGACTGTTACTCTTATACAAGACAAACCAGCAACACAAACATCAGGTTCTTATACAGCTAATGGAGAAGTAGCACCTGCCTTCATATTTACTCAAGCAAATGTAGAAGGAGGTAATTTTACATACGAAGGTAGTGATATTAAAAGTAGGTCAACATTAGTTGCAGTTAAATATTTTGACATGGAGCAACGTAAATTTACTCGTGTTCAATTTCCTTCTAAAGCGGTAATAAGTAATACAACAATAGGCAATGTAACTGCAACAACAAATGCAGGGGGCGATATTGCGATTGCAAAATATGGAATTGTAAAAAAAGAAATAAATGCTTTTGCTTGTACAAGCCAAGGTCAAGCCATGAGATTAGCAAAGTGGACAAGAGAAAGTGAGCAACTTCTTACTGAAACTGTTACTTTCACAGTATCTATAGATAGTGGAATTTATATTAGGCCAGGTCAAGTTATTGGTATAAGTGACAGAGTAAGAAATGGAGATTTTAGAAGAGCAGGGCGTGTAAAGAATGTTCAGAATGTCAATGATAGAATATTTCTTGATAGTGATGTAACTACAAGTCTTTATGGTTACAGAACCATGACAGGCACATACACGCAGTCTGGCACAACTATAACTATTACAAATACAAATAATAGTGGTACTCCTATCTCGCATTATTACGAAATAGGCGCACCAATTACAGTTGACTTTACTAGTGGTTCTGCCGTAGACGGTAACTTCACTGTAGTCTCTGTACCTTCAATCACAACTTTCACAATAACTGCTGCTTCATCAGCTACTAATAGTGGAAATGTAACTGTGACATATAGAGATACAAGAATGGTATCTGTTGTGATGCCAGATAATTCCGTATCTAGAAAAGAAGTTAACTTTTTAAGAAAATCAGATAATTTACTTGATGTAGTTGGTGTTTTTGAAACTGCTGAAGGAACACATACACCTCCAGAAATTAATTCTGTTTGGATTTTAGAGGTTATAAGTACAGCAGCTAGTAGAAATTTAGAAAGTGATTTATTTAGAGTAGTTTCAATTACAGAGTCTGAAGGTGCGAAGTATAAGGTATCAGCACTCACTTATAACCATAGTCTTTATTCTGCTGTTGATGCTGGAACAGATGTTGAATATAGAGATGCAACTAATATAGATGCAAAACCACAACGACCAACAAATTTAACAACTACAGAATCTTTGTACAAAGAAACAATAAATCAAAACGCAGATACAGATAGTACTCAGAAGAAAACTAATAAGGCAAAAATAAAGTCGATGTTAGCTTTAAAATGGCAAGCTGCTGATGGAATTGCTAATTACAAAGTTATGTATAGGTATGCGAATAATAATTTCAGAACAGAAGATGTGCAAGGTACTACATTTGAATTAAAAAACATTAAAGCTAATAAGTTATATGATTTTAGAGTACAAAGTGTATCACAAGGAGGTAAATTATCAAGAAAAGCTGCATTAAATAATGTATTAACTGAAGGAAAAACAGCTCCACCAAATCCTGTAACTGGTTTAGCAGTAACTGTTGATCCTAACATGGGTTTAATTATTACTTGGAATGAAAATGAACCAGATCCAGATAGTTTTAACGGCAGTAATCCTGATGTTTTATTTAAAGATTTAGATATAGTTGGCTACGATATACATATAAATAAAAATAATACTAGTGATATTCCAAACAGCAATTTTGGAGTTACAACTGGAACCTTTTTAACAAGAGTACAAGCACCAGATGTTGAACTTGGAATAAAAAATACAAAGCTTTTAAAAGATGGTGTTTTAGGAACTGTTGTATTTTTTATCAAGGCTAGAGATGATGGCAAAAGATATAGCGATGGTAGTTTTGTTGAGGGTCAAAATAAAGTTACGTTCACACCTGCAACACCCCATGCACCTGTTATTGACGCTTCAACATCAGGAGTTCAGATTGACACAATAAATATAGACTTTACAACTTTAAGAGATTCAAGTGGTAATGCTGACCCTAATGGCACTGAAATTCCTGCCAATGGATTTGCTATAAAACACTATGAAGTTTTATTTAATAATAAAACAATAAAAATAGATACTACTGGATATACAAGACCAGCAAATTACAGTGGCTCAAAAACTTTTCAGATAAGGACAGTAGATATTGCTGGCAATAAAAGTGCATATTCTTCTATTGATATAGAAGTTAAAGTTGGAAGTGTTTCTTTTGACACTCCAGAAATAGATGACGGTTTTGTTCTTTTAAACTGGACATATTCTCCTCCAAGTTCTCCAGTATTGCCAATTCCTGTTAAAGAATTTCATGTAAAAGAAGGAACAGCAAGTCAAAATTTTAATCAAGCAACTGATTTAGGAAAAATACAGGGAGACTCGTTAAAAGTAAAACAAACTGTTGGAACTAAACGCTATTTTATTAAAGCTATTGATGTAAATGGCAATAGAACTCTTATAGCAGGGACTCAAGATATAACAATAAACCCGCCAGAACTTCCATCACCATATTTTGATACACCAGCTATAACAATAGATTCAGAATTATTAACAGTTACAGTTGATTGGTTAGAATACTCTCCAGATCCAAATTTTACAGGTGGTTTTTCATTACCTTTAAAACATTTCAGAGTAAAAAGGGCTACAGCATCAAATATTAATAATACTTCTGGTACAGTACAAAGCTTTACAGATGCAAAACATAGAGGAAATTATATGGCAACAGAATTTAAAGAGCAAATAAAACGAAGCAATGGAGCAAAAGAAAATACATTTTATAGATATTACATAGAACCTAAAGACATTTACAACGCTACAGGCACAGTAAGAAGTGCTGATATAACGATTGAAAGACCTAATAATATAACAAATTTAGAAACAGAGGTAATAGATAACAATGTACTTCTAAGGTTTAGTGATGCTACAAATAGCAATGGTTTACCAATAAAACATTATGAGATAAAAAAATCAAGACAAGCAACTAATGGATCTTATCAAAACTATGATGCTGCTGAATTATTAGGAAGAATACAAGGTACATTCTTTGTTAGTTTTGAAGATACTAGTGGTGATTATAGGTATTATGTTCGTGCTGTTGATGTTTTAGGAATGGAAAGTGATGATGGTTTTGTTGATGCTGTAGTTGATGAGCCACCTGATTTTACGTTGATAACAGATTTCAAAACTGATTTTGATGCTTCTACAGATCCTCCAAATGGATTGCCTACTTTTATAAGTTCAAGTAATTTTTATGTTGAAGATGGTGTTGGCTATGCAAATGTTAATACAACAGAAACTATACAAGGACATTTTATAGGTACAGGTTCTTCTTCTAGTCCACAATTTGCAAGCCCACAGGCACAGATAGATGCTGGTTTTGCATATTGGTTGATGCCTACAGAGACAACAGCGCATTTTCAAGAAATATTGAATTTAGGTACAAATATAAAAGCATCAATAATAAAATCAAGAATACAGTTTGATGATATTGGTTCTACTGATATTAGTCCTACATTAGGATTTGGTTCTTCTATAACTGGATCAGGATCTAATACAAGTATTGTTGGTGAGACAAGTAGGCAAGCTAGAAATATATATGGGACAAATTTTCAATATGTAAGGTTTAAATATGATTTTGAACAAACTGGTGGTAATGATTTATTAAAAGTAAGACAGATAAGACTAAGAGTAGAAGTAAAACAAAAAAACGATCAAGGCAGAGGCGTTGCTCTTATAGGTACAGCAAATTATACAAGATCAGGAACGACTATTACTATTACAAGAACAAATCATGGATTAGCAGTTGGAGATGGAGTGGGGTTTGATGTTACATCTGGCAATGCTACATCTGGCGATTATCAAGTTGATACAGTACCAAACGCAAATACCTTTACCGTTAAAGACTCTGCATCAGGAACAACAAATGGGGCTGTAGATTTTGATTCTAATGGTAGTAATCAACGTGGTACGCCTGTCTTTTTCAATAAGACTTTTGTAGATATTGAAGCTGTTACTGCAACTCCAAATGTAAATGTGACTACTGCATTACCTTTTATAAATACTGTTGTAGATTTTGAAGACAGTGCAGACCCTACAAAATTTCATGTATTTTTATTTAATAATTCTGGAAATAGAATAGAAGGTACATTTACATGGCAATGTAGAGGTAGATAGAATATAAGATATGATTTATACTTTATGTAAAGTAAAATAGTTAATGGCTAATTTTAACGAACCACAATTAACTAGTACCTACACAAGTTTTTTAAGCACTTTAAAAGCAAGAGATACCGACTTAGCAGCTTTGTTTGCTAATGATGCTGTAACTGTTAGTAATTGGCCAGCAAGAGCAGTAAGATTTAATACTAACTCAAATAAATTTCAAAGACGTAACTCTGCTAATAGTGGCTTTGAAGATTTAACAAGTAATCATCATTTTCCAGCGATAACTATTGATGGATCTGGAGATTTAACTGTAGGTGGTGATATTACTGGTAATTCTTTAACTGTTACTGGTTTACTTTCTGGTGGAAGAATTAATGCTACTGGCAACACTCCAACACAAACAGGTTTATATAGACCAGCTTCTAATACTTTAGGGATAACAACCAACACAACTTTAAGATGGACAATAGATGGAAGTGGCAGGTTATTTAATAACGGACAGGCGACACATCAAGGTCATGCTGATTCAGACTTGCAAATATACAGCACTGGTGGAGGAAGAATTGATCTTTTAAGAGATGATGCAACAGTAGTTGCTGGTAATAATATTGCATCAATAATAGGATATACAAATGAAACTGCTGACTCTTCATTTAGTGACTGTGTAAAAATACAATTTATTTCTGATGGTACTTTTTCTAATACTTCACACCCAACAAGAATACATTTTCAAACAACCGAAGCTACAAGCACAACACCAAGAACTGTAGGCTGTTTTGACGAAAATGGTTTTTTTGCTATTGGTGCAGACGTTGGTGCTAACCCTGCATATCCTCTTCATGTAAATGGTGGAACTACTAATGCTGTTGCATTTTTTAAAAGTACTGATACTAATGCGTTTATTGGATTAGCTGACAATGCTTCTGGTGGAGATTTTCATAACAGAATTGCAGCGATTGGAAACGAATTACAATTTAGATCTAATGGTGCTTCAACACCACAAATAGTTTTAACTGATAATGCTAAAGTTTTAATTAGAAAAGCATCAGCAGCTTTAACTGCATCAGGCACTAATCAATCAAGTCACTTACAAGTTTATGGAACTGATGGCTCGGCTGGAATTAATGTTAGTAGAGGTAGCGGTAATGGTAGTCCTCCCTATAT